ATTAAATTGGAACGGGGCGTTCGGCTGTGGGTTAAATTGAGTATATGTCGTCATAACGTAAATGGTGCCGCTGAGCCATTCCAATTTGTCTGTGTTGGCGTCCCGTTCGTCGTATTGTTCATGAAATTATTCAATTGCGTAGTGGCCGCGGCCAAATCAATCAATGGTTGAGCGAAGTCCCATTTCCACACGGCTTGCACCTGCTTGTCGTTGTTTCCGGTCATGTCAGTTATTTTAGTCAATAGAATGTTTTGATAAACGTACCCAGGCGTATTTACTTGAAAGTAGCCGCCCTGCGAAATGTGGTTTTGGATTTGATTTTGCAAAGACGTTAACGTGTTTAGTTTTGACAAATAGTTATTTGTAGGGTCGGATTGAGCGGGGCAAATCATTTCAAGGCTGACACGCAGCGGTTGCATAAGACCTGCATTCGCGGCGACGACCATGTTGGCGAATGGATATTCGGCATATTCCCAATCGACAATCGTGCCGCCCGGCGTAACTTTGAACGTGGCAAAGTCTGTCGATTGTAGTAAATCAGTAATCAACATTTGATGGTTTTGCGCATCTTGCGCAATGCCTGCCACCAATATAATTGGTGCGACTGCAAAATTTTGCTCAAATATAGTTAAGTCGCTCATTATTTCATCGCCGTCGCAATTACGTTCAAATCGCTACCCGCAGAAGTCGTAACGTTGATGTTGAATTTATGCAGGTAATCAGTCGTTTCTTTCGGTAGCCGAGAATAGCCCTTGTCGCCACGAATATAGTGATCCAAATTACCCTCACCCCAATTGTACGCAGCCAACGCGTCGGCCAAATTATCGTGGTATTTTTCCATCAAATGATGCAGCAATTTACCAGTACCTTGCGCAGAATCTTTTAAATTAAACGAATCGGCCACGCCGTATTGCTTTGCGGCGTCCGGCTTGAGTTGGAAAGGGCCTTGTGCGCCTTTCTCAGACACGGCATTGTTATTACCACTAGATTAAATAAATCTAAGTTTTTCTAATAAACCTTCGGGCAATTTATTTTTCGATTCCACACTTGAAAAAAAGGTTTCAAGTTCTGGATGATTGGATTTGTCATATGCAATTTTATACTCTAATTTTTTTCTATATTCTACGAACTGATCAGTCTGATCAGGTTTTGCATTTGGGTCGACTTGTTCGTTTGGATTTAAATATTGGTGCAAATTGCCCTGCGATAAAAACCCAATAAAATCGCCCAATCCTTTCCCAGTTAAGCTAAAAATATCAGTGGCAGTATCGATCCCGCCACCAATTTTAAGCATGTATTTCCCCATGTCAGACAGCCCTGTAAAAAAATCAGACATGGCTTGTTTACTTTTTGGAGAATTTAACCACTCTGTGAGATTTTCAAGCCCGTTTTTAACTTCGTCACTTTTTAAAAATGCAGCAATGGCGCCGCTAATCGCTTCAGCCAAATTTGATAGAGGTTTAGCCAACGGAGCGAGTGCTCCAACCAACACGGTTTCAATTACGTCACCAGAACGCTTTAGTTGCGTCCAAAAATCTTGCATCGATTCGTTTTCTTTATCGGAATTTGCTAATTTTTTACGATCTTCCTGAAAGGCTTCGATCGTTTTATTTAATTCTTCTTCACCATTTCTAGTCGCGTTCGCCAGTCGCCGTAAATCTTCCATAGGGAAAATTTCGGTCAATTTCATCGCTTTGGCGGTTTGTTCGTTTTCGCCGCCACGTTTAAATAAACGCACGGCATTTTTCATTAAAGTCGGCAACATTTCGGCAGGATTTTCCCCTGCTTTACCACCAAGCATTGATAGGATGTATGAGCGCGACAGATCACCTTTAATGTCGGCAATATTACCTAATGCATTTTCAGGATTGATATACTTCCCGAAGTTGACCTTCGCAGCTCGCAGGTCTCCCGTTGACGTACCCAAACCTTGCGCCTGGCGACGCGAATCACTGGTCGACGACGCCAATGTGCCAAGACCAAAACCACCAGCGATCGAGCCGAACGTCATCCACTTGGCAAGTGATAGCCCGATTGAAAAAAAGTTCTTAGCCACATCGGCGCTAAACTTGATTGTCTCCCTGAGGTCTTTATTTAAATTTTTAATGCTCTTGTCTACATCGTTTTGGGATTTTTTAAGCGAAGCAGATAGTTCGCCCAGTTTTGAGTTGTACGCGGCATTTTTTGCAGAGTCGGCCTGAAACTTCGCTACGTCATTTTTCATTGATTGAAAAATTTTTGCGAATTCTGTGAATTTATCAAGTCCGGTTAAATCAAGCTGGACAACACCTTTTGCGTCTGCCATCTAATCACCTTTTTTGCGATGCTGGGTTATGTGGCGTTGTCGAAAATGTTGTGCGTCAATCCAATCGCCCGAATATTTTTTGATGAATGCGCTAAACATCGACCCAGAAATTAACGACAATAAATGATTAACTATGCTGTCGCCTTCTCTTGCGTAGTTTCGGTTTCTGTCAACGTCGTCAAGCCAGTCATGTACACCATACAATCCGATAACGTAAGTTCCCAGCCGCGTATCCGACCCGACATTTCCAAAAATGCCGTTCTCAGTTCCTTTGGCCCAGCCAGCGAAATTGACGTAAAAAAAATGAGAGCGCTCATCACCTCCGCTTCTTCGTCCTCGTCGAGAAAGTCACGCGCAATAATTGTGGATAAAGGGAGTGCCTTCCAGCCGGATTCGTCAGCAAATACCACATTGGTCAATCGAATAATTTCCTGACACAATCCGAACTTTACGCCGGATCGATCAGCTGGATTTTTTTCATTCTCCCACGTGCCTGCTTGGCGGGCAACTTTTTTTAAAGCCGGATAGGCAATCTGGGGAGCAGACAACGCAGTGTGTGACGGGTTGTCCGAGCTAAAGCATTCGTCAAAAACTTGGCCTAGTTCGAAGTAGTAAGTTTCAAATACGTCACGCCCAATAGGCACAGAATGAACGAAAATTTTACCGTGATTTTGAGTCGTCACGGGGATGACCAAATTAAGTTTTTTATTGATGCGCATCACTGCATCCTTTTTAAAATTATGCTGCTAAAAATAAAGCGGAATTGATCGAATAAGTACCTTTGATAGTGACGACCCATCCAGCATCTTTACCGTTTAACTTTATCGGCTGCACTGAACTCAGCACGCAATTATTGAACTGGTAAGGCGTCAGCGCCAACGTATCAGGAACAACTGTCACGGAACCCACATTGCTGTTGGTTTCAATCTGGTTTTTGTAGATCGACGCCATACCCTGCGACCTGACCAAATGAATTGTGACCGTTGCGAATTGATACGGTTCGGGGCTAGGTACGGCCCCAATCATTGTAGGAATAAGTTGCGAGACCTCACCTTCTAAGGCGATATCAATGCCGTCTGGCGTGAGGAATGCGGCAATCACGTTTAATAACGGATTCGCTCCGTAAAAAACGCTTGCTTGCAGCCGATTTAACGAACCTTGTGGAATGGCCGGATTTGACATTTAATTAGCTCCCAGTCGGAATTTGTGAAGCGGTCAGATTAATCGTAATCGACGTAAAGCCTTTGCGCGGCGTAAATGTCACAGCAAACCCGCGATAAATGCCAGCGGTATAGTCACTCGGATTTGACGCGATGTAGGCGGCAAACGTGACTGCTGTAGACGTGTATCCGGTCAAAATTACACCAAACGCCACGGCGCTATTTGTACAGAAATTATTGATTACTTTTTCCAGCGCGTTGATGCCTGCTTGGTTGTAATACAGCGGATTTTGTGGAGTATTGGAACCGTTGATGACAGCGGCAGACAATTGCTGTTGCAAATTGATCGACATGTAATCGACGCCATACCAATATGACCACACGTTACCGTCTGCATATTGCCCGCCCATGATCAACGTATTGCTGATGCCGCCCTGCGCACCTGTGCCAATCCAGTTCATAAATGCGGCTTTTAGCGTCGTCACTTGCGCGTTGGTCAGAACATACGGTGTCACACCAGAAACATATTGATATAGCAGCGGCAGCATCAAGGACGCCGCGCTAGGATTTGTAAACAGCATATTATAGAACGCAGCCGCAGCACTAAATTCAGTCACTGGCGCAGTCGGGCTTGGCAACAGAGCAAAAACCGATTTAATGCCCGACCAATTCGTATATGTGGAAATTGTGGTACTCACCGTAAAATACACTTGCGCTGTCGTACCGGTAAAATTACGGCACATGGTCGGCGCTGTTGATTCAACATCCCATGTTGACGGCAATAGATAATTATAAATTTGCAATGTTGGCGCATTAATGTACGCCTGCAATTCAGTGACGCCAACCGCAGTTCCGTTCGTGCCGAGTTCTAGAACATAGCACGCGAGATTCGAACCCTGAGCAAAGAACGTATTAGCCATCGCGGTAAGCTGCACCGCCGAACCGATTTGAAACGTACCTAACGCGGTTTCTGAACCCGGATTAGTGCCAAGCGGATAAGTCAAAGTTTCCGCACCAGTCGATGTGCATTGGAATGTGCCGTCATAACCAACCGGGGAAACACCCGCAATCACGCCTTGAACAATTTGTCCGGTCGGGATGTTGTGAGGTGCTGCTGTCGTCACAGTGACGATATTTGACGCCCACGTAATCGACGTAATGGCGTTGGTCGGGGTTAAAATGGCGGTTAAGTCTGCAACCTGCGTAATGAGCGTGACGCTATTGGCTGCCTTAGTTGTGCCACCTTGCGATACAAATGCGCCGGTTTGCTGCAACGTTGACGGGGATGAGCCGACAACCTGCGCAACGTTGACGTTTACAATGTTGTTGGTCATGTCTTACCCCAATTAAACGTAGCTGATTGATGCAACCATGCCGGTACCTGGCGTAAATACGATGCCTACCAAGCACGGGAAATCAACGTCATAACTACCCACAGTATCGGGAATTGAAATGACCAAATTTGCAGCGGCAACCGCCCCTGTGGTCAGCACATCACTAATCGTCCCGTTCGTAGAGCCTGCCGTAGTAACGTTGACTTTACAAATTCGACCCGGCGCGGCTTTGATCACCGTGGCGGCAGAAACGTTTAAGGCAGATTTATTACCTTTGCCGGTCAAAACGTTGTTGAGATATTGCGGTACAAGTGGGTTTTGCGGCATGATAATCGTCCTTTAAGTGGTTGGCGTCAACGTGACGAACGCCGAAATAATCAATTTTTGAGCAACATCCAACGCATTAGTCTGATAATAACTTACTTCAAATGTTATCACTTTTTTCTGAGCAATGATACCAAATTCAGTTTGATTAATTTTGGCATCCCGAACAGTTGGGCTATTTAGAATGCCAATGTTATCAGTTAGCAGACTGTAATTAAAAACACTTGTCAAAAATGGTTGAATTTCATAATTTCTTGACCCATACACCTCGATCGTAACCACATCGCGCACCAACTGATACGTTGATCTATTTTGCTGCGTCACCATAAATGATTGCAACGCTGACGTATCGTCTTGTCCGATATGAACCGTGGCATACGGGGGTGCCATGTTTTCTGGAGACAAAAACGAAGGGTATAATGTAAATGGAATAGTTTCCGCGCCAATAATCGGCGATGTGTAAGTGTTCAACGCCAGCCAGATCGGCAAACTATTTGAAGCAATAACGTTAGTCGTATCAAACCCGGTCAGAGTATTGATAATCTGACTATCCATTATTGAATAAACAGCATGCCCTGAATAGTGGTACAAATCGGCTTGCTGATAGTAATTCGCCTGGTGCCGAAATGCGTATTGAACCCCGTCATCTTCGGCGATGTACATTAAATAGGGATTGTTTTGATTTAAATCATTGACTGGCGTCAGCGATGTGAATACCAACGTATTTACCGAAGCATACCTGTCGCGCTCTTGCTCCAACGCCGTCGCGTGGTGCAACGACCCTTGAACGACGATTGAATTTGGCGGCGTAGTCGAATAAGTCACACCGCCCATTGCAATTGCTGCAGCGATTTGCCCGGACGTAAGCAGATTAGCATTTACCCAAAAAACATACCCGTCGAGCGGTAAAATAGTTTTTACGTATAGAGTAAAAGTTACCGTTTGATTTAACGATAACGTGTTGAGACCTTCGGCAAGTCCGGCACCAAGTTGCGATTTAGCGGATATTGATTCTGCGACGGTCGTCATTATTCAACCCAACATTTTAAAGACGCTTGCATAATGCCGCTGTAGATAAATGACGGACGTTTTGCACCATAAACGCGCACGTATTTTGCTCCCTTACGCACTTTGGAAATTGATTTTTTATTTTTAGTGCGCAACGTAACACCGGACAATGCTGCCTGCGTTGGGACTCCAACCAGACCAATACTTTCATCTTCGCCCAAACTGATGAATTGCTTAAATCGATTTGTTATCGAGTCGCCCGCGTCAGCAAATGCGGCGCCAGTCGGTTCGCCGTTTAACAATGCGGAAAACATATTTGTGGCATCTTGCGTTAATTCTTTGGCGATAAAATCAATATTAGTTGCAGCAAACGCGCTAAATAAATGATAGCGTTTTTCTAAAGATTGCGCGACCTCGAATGACGAGCCACCTTCCGGTTCCGGCACGTCAATCACGCCAATTTGCAAGATCACGATATCCCCCAGAGAGACCCCATGCTACCCATGAAAGCAAGTGCTTGCCGCCCGTAAGGATTGGTCGCCAGTTGCAAACTGAGCAAATCCATATTAGACAGTTGTTTGCCGACAACCATCCCCTGATGCGTGGTTTCATCACCGGCAGAATTGATCACACCGGCCACAAAGCTGTTCATGCCGTAGGTCTTACGCGCATTGGTAAAAAATGTCTGTCCGGTTTGATCCTGCGCGTACATCAGCAATTGGCTGCCCGCGATGTTGTACGTGGTCAAGGTCTGAATATCAGGTAATCCCGGCATGTCTGGCACAATTGCCAGCGCCACTTGGAATGCATAAGTGTACGCGCTGGAGCCGTCCGGGATAATTGTTGTCGTCACGCCCATTACTGCCTTCGCCCAGGCAATAAAGCCGGTAAGCGTTGGCGGCGAAACGATTGGGTCAGAATCCACAATTAACTCCGGTTTTTACGACGGCCACGACCTGATTCAATACCGTCACGTTGCACAGTGATGGTCTGATTTAATTTCGGCGCATTATCAGTAACGCCCTGTTTTTCCTCGACGACTTCAATTTGAAGTGGTTTAGTTTGGCGAATACCCATCTGCTGGGCAGTGTCAGCCATAATTTTATCACTGGCGACGGCGCCAACTTTTTGCGCTTCAATAGCGCGGTCAATTGCATCCTGATCACGCTGTGATAATCCAGCTTCAATCGCTTCGATGCTGATCGCTTTATTCAATTGGTACGCAATGCCGCAGAAACCTTTTTTAATTTTAGCCACATCGTAGAACCCATAAGGTTCGTGCTGTTCGATTACGCGAGACAATGTATCACGATTGTCAAACTCTAATGCGATTTGCTGGCCCGGCTCAATTTCACGCATGAACTGACGCGAATTTTCGGGCAGCATGTAGCCGAACCGATGGCGCTGTTTAGTGCAATTGGCAATATATAATTTTTCCATGAGAACACCCGTAATATGGTGAGGGCAGATGATGCGAGACAATCACCTGAGCAATCGACTCCCGCCCTCGTTGAAGCATTACCCTGGCATCACTCAGGGCAAATTATCTTAATATTGGGCAGAGAGCAGCGTAAACGCTTCAGGACGAATACCCCAACCAGGCGTTGCACGTTGAGTGTACAGCACGGTTGTGCCACCATCAGCAATTGGCGTCGGGATTTCAGTCGGTGCAGCAACGTCAGTCAACATGACCGATGTAGCCAATTGATTAGGAGCCAGACCTGGGAATTGATTGGTGTCAACCATCGGATTTTGACGGTTAATTTTCAATTCAGGAAAATTCATGATGATCAAATCGGTACCGCTTGCACCTTGCCCAATCAACGTATCATCTGCCACAAATTCAATCTTGTCGCCACCCACGCGGTTCGCGATATCTTCAACCACACCTGCAGCAACATCCACACCGGCACCGATGCGTTGAAATTGCGTCAACGATACGATACCACCATAGCCGATCTGGCTGACAAAGCGTTGCGGCGCACAGAATGTCACGCGCAACGGTACGCCAATGGTGTTGGTGCGGACTTTAGCGGCACCAATCATATTCAGCAAAAATTGCGCTAATTGCCCGCTGTCCCACGTGGAGTACCCCGGATTACCGTTGGAGTCCGAACCCAGATTCTGAGTCGTCGCGCCGTTGGTATTGACCAGACCTTCGCCGTTTGTAGGATTGAAACCATACAGCAAAGCGTTACGCAATTGCTGCGCGATACCTTGACGTGCCGCCAGGCGCATACCTTCGGGCAAAGAATAACCCCAGTTTCCGGTTGCGGCAGTGTCAAAATTATCGTACTGTGCTCGGGTTTGCATACGATATGTCGGTGTGCTGATCATCGAAGGGATGATCGATGCGGATGGCAATTGATTTACTGTTGACTGATTGGCAGAAACCTGTGTAGTCAGTTGCAGTTTTTTTGCATAGACGTACAGATCATTTTCACCGATACGAACCATCGGATTACCTGTAGCAAGCAGATCAAATGCGCCGGTTGCCAAACTGTACTGCATGATCAATTCGGGCATCATGTAGTGAGGGTTTGCCGTAATAAAGCTAGGGGCTAATGCTGACATGATTTTAGTCCTTTAATTAAACTTCGCACAGAGCGACAGTATCGGTATAGATATATGTCGCCACCCCGGTAGTCCCGTTGTAAGACACAGTTTTGTTTGCGTTTGATGACGGGCTGATGCTCAATACTTTGAACGATGTCGGTAACGCATAGTCGGTATTAGTTACCGTAATCCAGTTATTCGCCCAATTCCAGTAAAACTGGACATTCACTGCACCACCTTCAATGGCCGACACCGCTGCAGGATTCAAACGCAACGGAATACGTGCGCCGGAACCGTTGCGATAGAAATTGACCGACATGCCTGGGCCATATGTCTGCGCCGGACTTTGAGGAGTCGTCAAACCAGCAAAAGCCTGGTTAACCACGCACCAGCAACTGATATCAGTTTCACCCGAGGTCGCAGCCAGCAATTGCGGCCCAAGCACACCAGTGCCAGGTACTGAACTTGACGTGACGGTCGCCACATATTCAGTCATCGGCATCCCACCCCAAATTGGAGTTGTGTTGGCCGCAGCATAAACGCCCCCTGCCAATTTAAATTTAATCGCCGGATCATCTTGCGCGTCACCCTGCGTATATCCGTTCGAATTTACATTAAATAACCCGCCAGCGTTTGTTGTCGCCATCGGGTTAAAAGAAATATTTGCACTCATAATTTCGCCCCTTAGCGTTTAGCGTTGTTTGCTGTATGAAATTCCATTGCACGGTATGGAGAACTCTTAAACTGGCCTAGCCAGCTATTAATATCACCATAATATTTAGTAATGGTACGACCGGAACCGTCAGATGCTGTGCTACGAACTGCTTGCAATTGCCCGTCAGCGTAAGCCTTCGGTGATGTTGCATGTTTCAGAGCATCGGCATAAATTTTAGCTTCAAGCATGTTCAACGTGGTCGGGTCTTTTACGTCAGCCAGATTGATCGATTTGCAATCGTCGGAGTAATTTTGCAGACCGCGCATTAAACGTTTGCGGTAATTCAGCAAAGTTTCACCAGACAGCGCACGGGATGCTGATTTACCGAAACATGCGTAAGCCGAATCTGCCTTGGCTTGAGCGTCAGCCATTGCCATTTCGTCGTCAGCGTCTTTTTTAGCCTTGTCTTCCATTTCTTTTTCTGTCAGATTTTCATCTTTTTTGCAGTCTTCGGCGTCTTTCTTATCCTTCGCCTCTTTAAGCGCTTCATCGGCATCTTTCTTATCCTTTGCCTCTTTTTCTTCGGCGTCTTTCTTTTCTTTAAGAGCCTCATCAGCGTCGGAAGCGCTACGCAGTGTTGGAGCAGGCATGTTTTTTTCCATGCTGTCCATACGTGACGATAGTCCGGTAACAAGCGTGGTCACACCATTAATTGCGGACAGTAACTCACTAATCCCCGGCACTGAATTTTGAACCTGGGCGTCAGCTTTTGCGCCCGTTGTAATTGCATCGCTCATTTCTGACACCTCATTGTTAGTTAATAAAACACCATTTGCATCACCGCCTTTGTCCCACACACCGCGCCCGCCCTGCTCACTTGTGACTATCGCAATATGATCAATCAAAAAAGGTTGACCTTCGATCAATAACGGGTCTTCTCCTTCAACTCGCACAAGCATATTACCGCTCGCGTCGTTGAATACGACATTTGGGGACGTGCTGGTATTTTCTGGATCGGCGATAATTTTTGCAATCGCTTCATCCACATGGCACCGGGCAATACCCCAAATGTCGTCGCCTTTGATATATGGCAACATAATACTACCAATATTGCGTTTTGTGTATTCCTCAGATGACATTGCCGGGCCATCACCATCGCTCGGATGATCCATAATCACCGGCAATGCCTGACAACGTTTAAGGAAATTGTCATTTAAATAAATTGACGGATCGCGCCAAACATATTCCTGATCTTTTGAGCGGTAGGCCATCCCCGTGCCAGTTATGCGAATAGCAAGCAATGTAATATTTGAATAAAATTGTGGGCTGGGCAAAATACCGTCGGCCATCAGTTGGGCCACATCAAATTCAGTGCGAGCACCAGCAATTCTAAATGAAGCGATTAATCCGGGGTGTAGGGGGTTCGGGGCAGCGTCGGGCGCTGTCCACACAAACCCGGTTGATTCGTCGCAAATTTTAACGTCAAATTTGGGAACATCACGGGCGATGAATGTCTGGAAATGACCATCGTCGTGTAGTAATTTCAATGGCCCATCATAATCGAAACCGGTTTCTTCCAGTGTTTCGCGTCGGGCAGTTTGCGCCAGATGCTCGCCTTCTTCCTGATGACCACCTGGCAGGCCGAACACGCCCGGGTAATCGCCGCCGTTGCCGCGTCGCAATAGCAATGTCTCGCCTTCGGGCGTTATGAACATGATGCCTGCTGCTGTAGCTTCTGAGGCATAGACTATTAGCGGGTTGTCAATACTGGAACCCGGCGCGTCATCAGCCGCAGCAAATTCCTTGCCAACAGATTGCGGCACGCCACCATAGCCGCCCGGAGTATGGGCAGCAGCTTCCATTAATCGATGCTGTGCTGGCGATGTTGACGGCATTTAATAACCTTATAAATTTAACAGCAATTTGATGCAGGCGATGCCTTTAGAACCAACCGGGAACCGACTTAATCAGTCGTAAGGTGGTTAGTCAGACCAACCGCGACGGGCGATCTACTTCACATCATTTGCCGGTAATTTAGATTGTAAATGAATCTTGCCTTTTTCAGTTAAAAATTCTTCGGGGAATCTTCGCAAATTATAAATGTACTGGGCGTGGCACGAACAAAATATTTCCTCACCCACCGCTGTAATTTGATCGTAATAGCCATTTATCGGTTTTAGTAGCCCGGCTTTTATGGCCCAAGTGTCACGTAACAGATAAATTTTCTCGTCGCGCTCCTTGTGGTCTTCGCGATAATCATAGCCAGCCTGACGCCATTTCGAATGCCAGATCAAACCCAACGCCCCGGCATCGGTGGCCACAACCTCATTAATTGCGCCGATTAATTTGTGCGTCTGGTCGATAATTACCCGGTTTTGCTTAAATCGGATCGACGCTAAATCTTTTTTAATTTTTGTTTTTTCAGCGACTTTATCGACGGCTTTAGAACCGCCATCTGGGATCGACGTTGCCCAGCCTTGGAACCGTCGCAGCGTTGAATTGATCGCTTCCTCGCGATTTTCTTTGATCAGATTCGTACTGGCGTAAATCCGGCGTTGCAACTCTTGGCGCAATTGAGGCTTGAGCTTATCGATAGTAAATCTGGAAACATCTTTGTTCACCAAACCCCCTCGAATCACCAACCGGTCAAACGCTTTATTGAGCGCACGGGCGATTTCCTGTTCCATTTTATGGTTTGGAATAAGTGACCGCGCCGCGGCAAATCTGAGTTTGGCGACCCATTGTTTCAGCCGTTGCTCGTCATCATAGCCATAAACGATAAAATCATTTACCGCAGCCGACAGGACGGTGTAGAAGTCATTCATAACTGATCAAGTTTCATTTTGGTTTAGGTTCCGTTGGTTCGGCCATTGGCGTTGGTGGTACATATTCCGGCACGTTTGGCATCAAGCCATTTCGCAAATTTGGACGAATATGAATCTGGGTCAACAAGCTCAATAGTCAAATTTTCCATTTCAACAGGCGGCATGCTACTGAAATATTCAGGATGTGATTTTGAGAGTTCGCGCAGATGAGTTTGATTCAGTGTGACCATGACCAAATGCTTAGAACTCAGATCAGTTTTATGGGTTTTGTCCAAATATTCATTTCGATCCAGTGTCATATCAACCCATTGAATTGACGTAAGACCTGATTTATCAGCACCAGCGTAAGATTTTCTTGGGTCATATGAGTTCATAGCGATTCCCTATTTAGGTTTAGGTTCCGTTGGTTCGACCATTGGCACTGGCGGTACGTATTCCGCCAGTGCCTCATAATCCATAATTAATTGACTGTAAAACATTTCGGGCATTTCGTTCAGATTGTCAGCGGCCCATTGCAGTAAAACCGCGCGGTTTTCCGGGTCGACAACCGGCAACATGGTACGCATAATTTCGGTCAGATTTTTGACTTTATACTCGTATGCCTTGGCCTTTTCTTCCGCAGATTGCTCAAGCAAGCTTTCCCACGCGGGTTTGAAAGCCTTGTCCCACTTGTAAAACGCTTGCTCGTACGTCAAACCTTCGTAAATCTCCGGGCAGTCGGCTTTGACCGCTTCGAAAAAATCCTTGTTCCAAGCACGATGCTTTACGATTTTGTCAAAGAAGCGGAATAGCGGTGCCATGTCCACACGCACACCGTCGATAAATTGCACGATTGATTTACTGTCCTCGGTACCTTCCCCGAATCCGTTGGCGAACGCTTCCTCTTTAATCAATTGGGCAGGCACGTCCGATCCGGCTGCAATATTTGCGACGATATTGTCGCGCGCCGTGGTCATCGCGGTGTGCGTATTTTGCAGATCGATCGACATAATGTCTTCGTCAGGCTCAATGCTCAAAACGTTACCTGTCGTGCCCTGTTGCAACAATGAGCGCTTGATCCCTGAAAATGCCTGCATCAAACCGTTGACAATTGACCCGCCTTGTTTAATTTTAGCAATGAGCAACCCGGCCTTAAACGTCACCATGTCGTCCGTCACCATCGACTGGATATAAGACCGCATCGGGTATAAAACTCGCTGAAATACCGACCGACCGGTGTAACCATACGCTGACGATTGAAACGCCAGATAAATCGGCGTACCGTTAAAAATAACGCTGGCGCGACTTGGGTGATATGGTTGCCCCGCCGCAGTCGTGTAATTTAACGGTTTTTGAAAATCAGGCGCATTCGGATTTTGATTTGTGACGATTGATCCCGCCATATTGAGCGGGTCCAACTGGTTGAAATACAGTTCCATCCCGGGAAGCGACCAAGGGTCTATTGGTTTGTCAGTCGGGATTGTTGGGCATCCATAGACAATCCCGCCCGCGCCATAACACCGGCTAATGTACATCACGTCGCGAATGTGGTTAGTGGCACCCAACGCCTCCCATTCGGCTTCGAACGCTTGCGTCAGCATATCTTTGGGCTCAGCGTCAACGTTAATTTTGCGCGGTTTGGACAATGCCAAATTGACCGGCTTTTCGACCAACTTGCCGCCCAGCGGATGATATATCCACAGTTGTTTGCATAGCTCATACCCCGCCTGTGTGCCAGGGTCGATACCGTTGGTGTTCAGCAGCATAAGCAACTGGCTGGGGACAGATGATGTATTGACAGCAATGTTCGACATTTAAACGCCCTTTTTATTTCCAACACCAATCGCAATGCCGTACATGACGCAATCAGCTACGTCGTCGGCACGTTTCGCAGCATTTTTATCGCCAATGCGATAACCGCCCAATTGTGTCAGTAAATGATTTTTAGACTGCCCCTTAAAAGAGACATTTTTATTATAAGCCTGTTCCGCTATTTTTATTAAACCTTGATGATAATAGCCAGACACCGATATTGCACGCTCATCTTTGCCTAACGATGTCAAAATGCTATCAATAGCGTGAGTCGGCCAATTGCGATTGCGTCCCTGCTGAATCAAAATGCTACCCGCCGCCGCGTCTTCGATGAACGCACCAACGTTACCGTGTCGGGCACCAGTAATTTTCGCCAAATCTTCCAGGCGCTGGAAAACGGATGGCAGCCACAATTCCAACATGGCGCCGTCAATCTGCACCACGTCCCAATCCAAAATAATTAACGGATGACCATAAATTTTATTGATCGCAAAATAAACGACCGCTGTACCGTCGTGCTCTTTGCCCCCCTTGACTGCCGTATCAATTACGGCATACACGCCGTCAACTTTAGTCGGC